AAGCCAATGGTCCACATCCTTCACCGATAATGACAGAGCAGGAGTTAGACCTAGAGTTTGCTAAGACGGTGGCTGTCGACTTCGACGACACCATCGCTATCCACGTCTTCGGCACCGTTGTTCCTGCCAGCGGTGTCGTTGACGCTCTCACCATGCTACAAGAAGCTGGGTATAAGATTCTTATCCACTCAGCTAGGGCATGGGAGGAGTGGCCAGACAGGGACTACCGCATCAAGGAGATGGAGCAGCTACTTGCTGAGTGGGGCGTGCCTTACGATGACGTGTACGTAGGAGAGGGTAAGCCCGGAGCTATGGCATACGTTGACGACAGGGGTGTGCACTTCGACAACAACTGGCTGGACATCGCTAACCTTATTATTGAAAGAGGATCACGATGAAGATCTACGTACGAAGCCAGCTTCCATACATTGAGAAGGGTGGCATCCTTGATGACTGCGGTCCGTCCTCGTTGGCGGCAGCTGCATCATGGGCACACAAGTACGACAAAGACTTTACCGCAGGAGAGGGTATCGAGGCAGCTAACGAGACAGGCCGGGTCGATAAGGACGGCGTGTCAGATGGCGGCACTAACCTAAGCCAGCTAGCCAGGGCAGCCAAGAAGCTAGACTGTGATGCTCGCTATCCATCCGACTGGGTTGATGTTATCAACGCAGCCAAGAAGGGTCACGCCATCATCGTCAACGTCGAGGCGCCTAAGGGATACCCGGAGACGGCACTTGCTATCAATGCATTTGCCAGGAAGCTCAAGGGAAAGAAGATGACATGGGGGCACATGATCTGCGTAGTATTCCACGAGGCCGTGGGATGGCAGCTAGCTGACCCAACACAGACCGGCAAAGGCAAGGAGAAGTTCGGTGCCATCATTAGCGAGGCAGACTTCAAGGCCATCGCCTCATCCAAGGGAGATGCACCATACAAGAGGTGCTTAATTGTGCGCAAGGCTTGACGCCCTGAGAGACGTCGGCTAAGATCCATGGTGGACGAGGTCCACTGTGGATCTTTTATTTGGAGGGCATATGGATACAGTAGCGCAGGCATTCGATCTAGGACTTCAGAACACCAGGACAGAGCGACCATCATCTACGCCTTTCCGTGGCAGTACACTTGGCGGCTGCCTACGTGCGCAGCACTACTCAGCAACAGGGGTTGAGCCAAGCAACCCATTCGAGCCTCGACTCTACCGGATCTTTGAACAGGGCCACGTCATCGCTGACGTACTGTACAAGAAGCTGGAAGCGTCGGGGCTATTTGATTCCATTCAGTTCGAGGTGCCGGTGCTGTGGGAGGAGAAGAACTTCTCAGGCAACATCGACATCCTCGTCAAGTGGAAGGGTGAGATCACCGAAGAGGTGCTCGAGCTCAAGTCTATGAACTCACGTGGGTTCACGTACCTTAAGGGACCTAAGCCGGAGCATGCTATCCAGGCAGCTTCCTATGCATTGTGCAGGGAGAACTTGACTGGACAGCCTGTTGCTGCTAGGGTTGTGTATGTCAGCAAGGACGACTTCCGGATTGCGGAGTATACTGTTGACAGGGAATGGTACGACAAGGCACTGCGTGTGCTAGAGGTCGGCAACAAGTTCCTAGAGCAGGGGAGAATCCCCTGGCGTTTGCCTCTCGCTGATGGGCAGGACGTTAAGAAGAAGTGGCCATGCGCAGGGTGCCAGTGGCTAACGAAGTGTAGGGGGTAAGTATGGCAGAAGCTAAGACGACACTCGCTAGCAAGATTGCCAAGGTCATGCAGGCCGTTGGCTACGTGGAGAAGGGCGGCACTAACTCTGCCCAGGGGTACAAGTTCGTACAGGCTAGCGCTGTTGCGGACAAGGTACGAGGTGAGCTGAGCAAGCTCAACGTATCCATGACCCCAACCAACATCGATGTGATTAGCGAAGGCGTAACTCCAAGCGGCAAGCAGGCGCTGATCACATTGCGTTTTACCTGGACGCTGACAGACGGCGACACAGGCGAGACGATTACCTGGCAGTCCATTGGCACAGGTGCAGACTCAGGCGACAAGGCTGTGTATAAGGCAGCCACCGGCGCACTGAAGTATGCACTGCTAACAGGCTTCCTCATCCCGACAGGCGACGACCCGGAGGCCGACGCAAAGACAGATGATGAGACTTGGGATAAGGCCAAGGAGCTGGTAAAGGCAGCGGTAAAGACACCGGCACCGACCAAGACCGGTGATAGCTTTAATGGATTGGAGTTCTAATGGCACGATTGGACATCTGGCTTAGTGATAAGAAGTCGCCAGTAAACAAGACTTCTAAGAACGGTAACGATTACCTCGAGGTGTACGGTACTATGCAGACCGCATCCTATGAGGAGTGGGCAGACGGAGACAGGACTAACGCAGCTCCTGATCGCTACGCCTATGTTACCCTGCGCTTCTTCGATAAGGATGCGCAAGAGCACGTCGGCAAGGTGTACGAGTGGGCCATCTCACAGGAGAAGGACCCTCGCCCTAACGTCCACGTAGTGGGCAAGCTCAATGAGGACCGTGAGTATAACGGCAAGATGTACTTCACCATGCTGGTGTCGGACGTCTCTCCGCTACGCTACGGTGCCTTGCGTGCAAAGAAGTCATGAGCAGGCGCGAGCTTAGCATGACGTTCCTGGAGGAGATCGAGGCCTGGAAGGCTGACGGATTCGATAATGCCATTATCGGTATCGGCCAGCAGTTCACTGAAGGTGGGCAGATATACGTATATATCTACAGCCAGAAGGCAATCCTCGACATCATCGCTGATGACATTGTCCAGGAGATTAACAACAGGGTTAAGACTAGCGACGAGGAAAGGAAAGTATTGGCAGAGGATGCATGGGACCAGGCGTTGGAGTACTTTAACTACAACATCGCCGGTGCCTACATCGGACGTGGCATGCCAGTATTCCTGGACGATCTAAGTGAGTGATGCATCAAGGAGAGGTCGGCTCAACCGCTCGAGGGGTAACTCCTTTGAGCGGGAGGTCGCTCATAAGTTTGGGGGGAAAAGGGTTGGCCAGTACGGTGGGCCTGAGGATGTGACTGCCGGGCAGTTCAACATCCAGGCCAAGTGCGGCCAGATGTTTAGCGAGAAGTACTGGAGGTGGCTCCAGGCTATCCCTCGCAAGGCTGATCAGGTAGCTCTGCTTGTAGTCGGGGATGCGCCAGGCTCAGGCGGTAAGCGCCGTGTGGTAGTAGTAATCGAGGAGCAAGACTTCCTCGATCTAGTTGGAGGTAGTGATGCAAAGGCCAAAGAAGAAGCTGACAACGTTTGATCTAGCCGTGGCATGGTGCAAGCTGTTCGAGCTGATCAACACCAGGCTAAAGGAGTTAGAAGTTTCTGACGCAAGCACAATCGCAGCGGCTGCTGCTACGGCAATGGCAAAGGAGGGCGCTAATGGCGACAACACCTGATGATCGTCCGGAGTATACTAAAACTGAAAGAGTTATTGCAGCTGTTGAAAGAGTCACATCGACCAACTACAGCAGAGTTCTTACTGCTATTGCAGCTGGCCTTTGCGTTGGTATTGATCGGCCATCTTTGGCTGTTGCACTGAGCATCTTCGTATACGTGACTGGAGGCAAGAAGTGAGCAAGGTACCTGAGTCATTCGGGGAATACTTCAGCGATCTATACGAGGAGGCGTGGGGTATCCTCGTCTCTAGGCAGGCATCATATGGACAGGCCAATGTGGAAAGCCTTGGGCCCCATGGTGTCTTCTCTCGCATGGCTATGGACAAGGTCAATCGTATCGCCAACGCCATGAATGGGAGCATCATCAACGGTAGGTCAGAGATCAGCAGCGACTGGTACAACGCTGAGGTGCATGACGCCCTCATCGATACGATTAACTACGCAGCTATCCTCATTGCTCTTGGCCAGGATAAGTGGTCAGAGGTATCTAGGGAGGAAGAGGACCTTTTCCTTAAGGACTATAGCCGGTGATGCCAGAGATGGAGGTTATGCCTATCCAGATTGACGGCAAGCAGGTCGCTAAGCTTATCCTTCTGTACGATCAAACTGGATGGACAGCCCAGGTAGTAACAAAAAGGATAACTCGTTCTGAGTTAATCGCCAAGGGTACTGATATGCTTGGGCCTGACTCTGCTAGAGCATTAGCCCTAGATCTGGGAGGTAAGTGGCGTGAGCAAGAAGTCCGGCAAAGACGCGGTTGATTACTTCAAGCAAGATGCCAGGCGGCTAGGCCTTGGCCTCCGTGAATACTGCCGGCAGTTCGGTATCGAGTACGAATCCCTTGGTGGCAGGGATAGGGTCGACCCCTTGACAAAGCACACACATGTTGATTATCGTAAGTGCGAGGTCTGCAAGACCAATGCCATAATCAATGGACGAAGTACGGAGGATACACATGATTGATCTAGTACTATCCCTAGCTCTGATGCTAGGTGGAGGCGACGCTACATGGTATGGTGAGGACGGTAACTGCTACGATGGGCACTGGAAGACCTGTTCCCCTTACCTTTCTGGGGAGAAGGTCTTTTACGCTGCCGTAGGGGACTGGAGGTGGGGCGACAAGCCTTACAGGATCCAGGTATGCAGGGTAAGCACCGGCAAGTGCGTAGTGGTATGGGTTAGGGACTTCTGTCGGGCATGCAAGAACAAGCATGGTGTGGTGGACTTGTCACCGGCAGCGTTTCGAAAGCTCGCCCCACTATGGAAGGGCAGGATCAAAGTTGTCACATGCAGGTACAATGGGTGGAGGTGTTTCGATGGCAGGTAGGGATAGGTTTCATTACTTCAGGTCAAGGACTGAGATAGGGAAGCTGGAGAACATAGGATTGGCGCAGCTATACGAGCTAGGCCACCATGATTACGTCATGATCCGGGACGACAGGTACGCTACCTCTATGGGCTGCAAGTCATGTGATACCTGGGGATGTGTTGAGACAGACGACAAGAAGAACCCTATCCATGGTACAATCTTTGAGTACCGATGTGGTATGGCACCGAAGTTGGAGGTAACACAGGATGGACTCGACATACTCAGAGCGTTCAGCAATTGACCGGGACGATGGGGATATCGACGGAGAGTGCGTTGTGTGCGGGAAGTACAAGAGCCGCATCGACCGTGGTATAATTAACCCATGCTACATGTGGAAGAGGGCAAAGGAGGAAGACAGTGAAGAAATCAGCAGTGATGCCGAGTAACACACAGGCAGAGAGGTCGTTGCTTGGCTCGATCCTTATCGATCACGATGTACTAAACGACATCGAGCTAGACCCAAGCATGTTCTGGGATAGGCGCAACCTGTTGGTGGCTGATGCCATTCGCCAGGTACACGTCACCAACCAGGCAGTGGACGTTGTCACAGTTAGTGACCAGCTGCTAGCTGCCGGGCATGTCGATGACATCGGCGGCCTCTCATACCTGAGCGAGCTTACGCATGACACACCTACGTCTGTCAATGCGGCTAGCTACTTCGAGATTGTTGAGCGCATGTCAGTACTACGTGGCCTAGCCAAGGCTGGTGCCATGATTGTAGAGGTAGCACAGTCCAACCAGGATGATGCTCTCGAGGCTATCGACCAGGCAGAGAAGCTTATGTTCCAGGTTGGTAGCCGCAGGCGTGGGGCTAGGTGGTCAGATGCCGGCGACCTTATGCGTATCACTCAGAGCAGGATCAACACCATCGCAACGTCAGGTGCTCGCATCGGTGTTCCAAGCGGCATCAGCCAGATCGACGCAGTCACAGGTGGTTGGCAGAAGTCTGACCTCATCATCCTTGCAGCCCGGCCAAGCGTTGGCAAGACAGCGCTGGCTACTACGATGGCATTCAACGCTGCATCTGTGGGCAGGAAGGTAGCTATCTTCTCCATTGAGATGAGCGCTGAGCAGGTAGGTGCCAGGTTGCTATCGTATGCAAGCGGCATACCACTCCAGGCTATCCGACACGGTGGGCTAGAGATGTTCCAGATTGTAGAGCTAGACCAGGCAGCACAGCGTGTGTCTAAGATGGGTATCTATGTCGACGACTCACCAACTGCAACGGCATCTGCTGTACGCAGCAAGTGCCGAAAGCTAGCCGCTGACCAGGGTGTAGACCTGATCATCGTTGACTATCTGCAGCTGATGTCCCCGGACAGGAGCAGCAAGGATAACAATAGGGTCAACGAGGTGTCTGAGATTAGCCGTGGCCTTAAGGCCTTGTCTCGTGAGCTAGACGTACCGGTCATTGCGTTGTCTCAGTTGAGCCGCATGTCTGAGTACCGTGATAGCGGTGAGCCTAGGCTGTCAGACCTACGTGACTCAGGTGCTATCGAGCAGGACGCTGACCTTGTGCTCATGCTGTGGCGCAAGGCAGAGCCAGACTTTCTCGCAGCTTCGGAAGTTGTTAGCTGCAAGATTGCTAAGCACCGCAACGGTGCGACCGGGGTATGCGACCTCGAGTTTACCAAGGGCACAGCTAGCTTTAGGGGGTAGTATGTCAGTCAAAGAGTTGTTAATCGATTGCGATTGCAAGGTATCAGTGTGTGCTCACGCATACAAGAAGGTAGGTGAACTGTTGCAGTCAGGGTATGACGATGGGTATGACGAGGGATGGAACGACGCGTTTGTTTTTATTAAGAATACAATGGTAGACATGGGGCTAGAGAAAGCATCCAACATGGAAGCTCCATTGCCTCCGCCACGTGCCGGTTCTCGTAATAAGATTGGACATAGGACTCGTAAGAATGAGCTACTAAACTAACGCTTTCGCCACGTTAAGTGTTCTCTAATACGCGCAATGAATTTACATTAGAATACCCCAGTGCTGAGGATGATCAGCACTGGGGTATCTATCTAGAAATCTTCGTCGCATCCACCTGAGCACCACTCTCCTCCGCAACCTGTGCATAATCCATTCTCTCTTGCGGATTTCTGAAGCTCATAGATGTTGTTCTTAACATCATCTAGAAATGCATTGCAGCAACTGCATGCTGAATACATTGTTGCTTGCACGCTGTCCGGGCAATCAACATGGATGTGTCCTTCTATATGCCCTTGATGTGACATCTAAACCTCCTAGAAAATCTAACTAGACTATAATTGTAGGGCCCTCAAAGACCTCGCAGTCGTGGCCATACTCCCACTCTTCTGCATCGGTTTCATTGTGTAGATCAAACTCTCTACCGCATTCAACGCATGTCTTTACCTTAGGCATGCTAACTCCGGCAGCATTCTCTAAGCATGCACTAGCGCAGTCTCTGACTGCTTGTGCATACTCAATCTGCTTAGCCTCTTCACCTGGATAGTAATCATAGAATGCGAAGTCTTCTACATCATGGATGCTTAGACCGCAGATTTGCTGGAACCTGCGGTCTACATACACCAAGAACTTATCGAAGTCTATCTTAATCGTCGGAACTTCTGGTTGATTTGCTAGCATGTTCTGCCTCCCTATGCCTACTGATTACATCAATCACTTCGTTGACCAATGAGTCCAACTCCTTGAAGTCAAAGCCAATGTATCCTCCGCAGCTGTCGATGATATCAACAGATGAGTTCTTGCATGACTCACATACTGTACGCTTAGTTACCTGCCATGCGATTACATTGCCTCGCAACAGATGGTTGTACTCGTTGACCATACGCTCAAGCACTAGCTCCATCATAGCTCTGTCACCATCTACCGGTGAGTCTTGCTCGAGCACTGCAAATCCACACTGACCGCTATCATACGGGTCATGAAATGGATTAGTGCTAACACTTACATCACCATGTGCTAGCAGATAGAGTGGAACATGTGCCTTAGCTCCACGAAGGAGGTCTTGCACATGGTTCTCCTCATCTGCATCTGCTGCGCTGATAGATACATCTACCGGGATGTACCTAGCTGCGCCAGTGGTAGCGTATATCTTGAAGCCACGCTCATAGTCTGATGCATCATACGAATCATCATGGAATAGGCGATAGCCATAGCCATCCTCGTACTCATGCGAGTTAATCTCTCTCCAATCACTCATGTTCTGACCTCCAATCATGCTTCTTATCATCCCATACTGACTGAGCAATCTCACGCCAGTTTGCTTCGTTCATGTATGTACCCACGGCATCACTGACTGGGCCATAGTTATCTTCATGCCACTTGGCAGGGTCACTGCTCTGATAGATGAAGTTGTCTGCGAAGTAGTCTTGAATGAACTGCTCTGCGTACTGCAGATAGCCATCCTCATCCCAT